CACGCAAAGTTTTGACCTGCCACAACATCTTCGTAGGAGCAACTCTGCCAATCGCGCAAGAAAAGATAATTATACAACATTAATGTTGGGCAATTGGGCAGTGAAAGCATATAATGATATGAGGAATGTAAAAGTTGAAGAAGTTAACGCGACTTTTGTTCCAAGAATGATTGATTAAGTGTAATTTAAAGTTAAAATGGCAGTTAAGAGAAAAGCTAAGAACGAAAACACCGCTAACGAACCACTAATGGCTGGCGGAGATTTGATTGAGACTGTCGCTTCTACTAGATCGCGGCGCAATAAGGCTGGGTCTATTGAACGGACCGATAGATATAGAAATATTGATGATGGCATCATTCCGTTCAGATACTCTCAAGGGGTAACAAATAATTCTAGCCTAGATATTAGAGACACTATAGTCTTATGTCAGAAAGCTTACTATAATTTTTCTGTTTTTAGAAATACTATTGATCTAATGACAGAGTTCTCTATGAGTGACATCTATTTTACTGGAGGGAGTAAAAAAGCAAAAGATTTTTTTGATGCTCTTTTAAAAAAAATAAATATTAATAATTTACAAAGTAAGTTCTTTAGAGAGTATTACAGATCTGGTAATGTTTTCATCCATAGATTTGACGCAAATGTTACTCAGTCGGACGTAACTAGAATGACTCAAACTTTTGGGCTCACCTCGAACGCATCTTTTACAATACCTGCTAGATACATAATTTTAAACCCTGCTGATATACAGATCTCAGGTAATATAACTTTTGCAACCGGAGAGTTCAGAAAGATACTTTCGGACTATGAATTAGAAAGACTTCGCAACCCAAAAACAGAAGAAGATAGACAAGTATTAGAAAGTCTAGACCCAGAAGCCATAAAACAGATTAAAGGCCAAGGGGGCAGAAAGCCCGGATATAACGCGGTATCTATTCGCCTACCTATGGACAAAATGACCGCTGTTTTTTACAAGAAGCAAGACTATGAACCTTTCGCCGTACCGATGGGCTATCCTGTTTTAGAGGACATTAACTGGAAACAGGAAATGAAGAAGATGGATATGGCTCTAACTAGAACCACGAATCAATCTATTCTTCTCGTCACTATGGGGACAGAGCCCGAGAAAGGCGGAGTGAATCAAAAGAATCTTCTGGCTATGCAGAAGCTATTTGAAAACGAGTCTGTAGGACGTGTTCTCATTTCTGATTATACAACTCAAGCAAAATTTGTTATTCCTGATATCGCTGGTATTCTTGATCCTAAAAAATATGAAGTATGTAATCATGACATACAAATGGGGTTAAATAACATTCTGTTAAGTGATGAGAAGTTTGCTAACTCTAGCATCAAAGTGCAGGTGTTTATGGAAAGGCTTAATGAAGGCAGAAAAGTTTTTATTCACGACTTTTTAATGCCAGAGATAAAAAGAATCTCTAAAGAGATGGGTTTCAAAAACTACCCAACTCCAAATTTTGAAGACTTAGATTTAAGAGATAATTCTATATATGCAAGAGTTTATAGCAGGTTAATCGAACTAGGAGTACTAACACCAGAAGAAGGTATACAAGCCATCGAATCTGGACGTATGCCAACTATGGAAGAATCTGTGGAATCTCAGCAAAAATTCAGAGTGTTAAAAGACGACGGATTGTACGAGCCAGTCTTAGGTAATAAACCTCCAAAAGAATTACCAAAAGATAAAGCTAAACCAGTGCCTCAACCCAAAGGCAGACCTGAAGGCACTGGCAGGCCGAAAGAAACAGACACTAAAAACCCTATTGGGTTAACTGCAAACAAACAAACTAGATTTAGTTTAAGTAAGGTAAGAGATAATTTAAATTTAGCGGACAAACTTAATTTAGAAGTTGAAGCTTCACTTAGGCAGCTACATAATCGCAAAAGATTAAATAAAGGTCAAAAAGAAATAGCTCAACAAATTTCTAACATTGTTATACATAATGAGGACCCAGAAAACTGGTTAGCTAAAGCTGGTAGATACGCTGCTGAACCGATAGATAGAAATGAGGAAAGAGTAAAAGAAATACAGTCTATTGCTTACGAGCATCAAGTAGATGATTTTCTAGCTGGTATACTTTATTGCAGTAAGTATGATGGAGACTAATGTCAAGGATAATTTACAACGCGGAAGGTCTTTTTGTAGGACCATCGGGTTCTAACTTCCTAGATTATGTAGGAGGAGAACCTCATGACAGTTACGCTAATCCTTTAACCACTCACAACTTAATAAAACAGATAGACAGAGTGCAAGCTTTGTCGTATGACATATCTGTTCCTCATACTCAAGTTACGCAATTTAATACTAGGTCTGTTGTAAGTAGGCCTATAATAAATGCGCCTGAAGTAAGTTTTTCTTTTTCGTATCTTGTTTCAGATGTATCTAACGAAGCTAAGATGGGGCTATATGTAAACTACGCACAGTTCGAAGAGCCCTACTCAGGCTCACCTTTCTTTTCTAACAATACTGGGCAAAGTCTGATATCAGGGTTTGCGGCAGAAGACGAAACTAATAAACAACATTATCAAGAGGGGACCTCTGACCCTTATTTTCCAAATCAATCTTTTAGAGACAAAAAAAATTACTACCTTGCAGTCAGGTCAGACAAAGAAGATTTATATACTGGAACTAATTTAGAGGACTTGACGAAAAGAGATAATCAAGACTTTGTAGACACTGATGCGCCAAATCATAATTTAATATCTTTTGGTCGCTGCTATATGAACTCATATTCCACAGAAGCTTCTGTAGGAGATTTTCCACTAGCGAATGTTTCTTTTGTAGCTGAGAATGTTATGTTCGAAACTAGCGGTAGCGGTTTTTTAAGCCCTATGATAGAACCCAAAAGTGGCAATCAGTTTAACAATTTAAATTCTGTCTTGCCCAAAAGGCAAAGCAGAAACCCTATATCTGTTGTCCGACCGGGAGATATAAATTTTACTACTGATTCTTTTTCTGGGCTGGGCGTTGATTTTGCTAATCTACATTTAGAATCTTATGTTATATCATTCGATATACCTAGGGGGGCAGAAGCTAATTTAGGGCACAAGTTTCCTATTAGCAGAAAAGTAAATTTTCCCGTGCCTGTTCAACTAAGCATCAACGGAATCGTTGAGAACATGAGCTCGGGATCTTTAATAGATTTAGTTAATCTAAATCAAGATTATGATTTCTCTATAACTTTAAGTATGCCTAGAAATTGTGACACTCCATCTACTGGAGAGCCGATACAAGCAGGTAGCACTACATTTGAAAACAGAGATGACCCTTTAATCAAATATTCTTTTAACAAGGCCAAGCTAGATGCTTTTAATTACGACACGGCTATTGGTGATAATAAAAATTTCTCAGCTTCTTTTAGCACAGAGCTAGACCCAGATGATTTAACCAGAGGGTTTTTTATTAGCGGGCTTTTAGGGGACAGAAAACTAGAAGACTTTCACCTACTAGAGACAACTGATGCTATGGACGGAGGCACAGGAGACTTTGAAAGGTTCCATTTAGAACTAGAAGAATCTAATGGATTGTTGGTAGACAACTACATACCATTGTACTAAAAAGTGTATAATAATATAGGAATAAGGAATGCCAAATAAAAAGATATCTCAGCTTTCTACGATTTCTCCGGTACCAACTGGAGGGCTTATGCTCGTTTCTAATGGTGGAGTTAGTAGGAGCGCAACAGTAAAAGATGTTGCAGAGGCTATAACTGACTCTGTCACCACGTTTACAGGCATGTCCGATACTCCAGATGCCATCAGTGGAAATATGTTTGTCGTTGGCAATCCCGGAGGAACAGAATTAATTTTTACAAAAAACCTAAATTTAGGAACAGGAACTTTTGTAGAAACTTCGCAGACTGGTGATTTTATAGATACTTCAGACACTGGAAACTTTCTTTTTGAATCATCGCTTTCTGGGACATATTCCACACAGTTTGACGTAACAGCAGGCGGCGGAAAATACTCGCTTAGCGAAGTGACTGGAGCTAGTCACGCAGCTACAACACAAGTCCAACAGCTACAGATAAACTTACAGAGGGGCAACACTTATAAGTTTAGAACAGATTCTAGCACAAACGGTCATCCTTTCATTTTCGTAACTCAAGGCGGAGGCGGCGCTTATACATACGAGTATACTTCAGGCGTAACTAATTCAAGAGCGCAAAATGGAACCTCTCTATATTTTAGAGTACCTCAAGCTGCGCCTAGTCATCTTTTCTATGCGTGCGGCGTTCATTCAAACATGGGCGCAAGAGTAAACATATATGATAATACAGGCAGTTTAATTGATACATCAATGACTGGGTCATTTTTGACTTCGGCAAACACAGGTATTTTAATCGGGACGAATCAAACTGGAGACTTTTTAACTTCAGCGAACACAGGAACACTTGTAGGCGTCAATCAAACAGGCGATTTCGTAAGCACTTCTATCACGGGAAATATTTTAGTCGGTAAGGAAGAAACAGGAGTTTTTCCAACGGGCGAAGGTACTAGTGGTTATTTCGCAAAATGGATAGAATCTGGAGTCTTAACCACAGGGCTGGTATTAGAAGACAGCGCAAGTTTTCACCCCTATATTGATAAAAATTTAGGTAAGTCAAATAAGAGGTGGGGCAGGCTTTTTTGCAAAACTGTAGATGCTGTAAATGATGGATTTACTTTCATAGAATCAGAAACCACTAGCGCTACAAGCAGGGCAGTTGTTAGGTCTGTAAATAGCGATGGAAACTATTTAAATTTAAGAGCTGCTTCTACGGGAGATTCAACTTTAAATATCGGGTCAGGTCACTACGCTATTTATGGCACGCAGTCTGGCAAGAAGATGTTTATAGGTAACCAACAAGATATAAACTTTCACGCTTCTTCTCAATCTATAACTAGCAGCGGTATTTCTTTTATAGCACAATTTTTAAAGACTGGGCATATAAAACTAAATGAAAAAGTAACTTTTAGTGACGCCTATACATTTCCAACAAGCGATGGGTCTGCGAAAAATTTCTTGGCTACGGACGGAGCTGGCAATATATCATTCTCTGGAGCAGCAGGTATAACGGGTGGCTTAGCAGCGTCTTTCATAGAGCTTGACGACACGCCTTCTTCACTAGGATCTGCCGGGCAAGTCGTGACAGTAACCGCAGACGGTACAAGCTTAACTTTTTCTGGTATTAGTCCTGCAGGCGGAGATGCTTTCACAGGAAACTTTTTAGATTCATTAACAGATACTCCATCCACTTATGCTGGTAATGCTGGTAGTATCGTAGTTGTTAAGACTGGTATTGATGGATTAGAGTTTAAGGCTTCTGGAGATTTCGTTGGTGCTTCTGAGACTGGAAATTTTGTAGACACAGCTTCTACAGGAATCTTAGTTGGCACTAATCAAACTGGCGAGTTTGTAGATAAAACTACAACGGGGAGTCTTTTGGTTGGCATTAACATGACAGGAAACCTTGTTAGCACTGCCATGACAGGAAGTCTGGTAAGCACAAGCATGACAGGGAATAGTTTGTTAGGCTCAGATTTTTCAGGAACAATTACAAGTCAGGTTGATTCTGGTATATACTCAGATTACTCTGCGGAATATAATGTTAACATAAACACTAGCGCAAACGCTATAGAAATTATAGAAACTAGTCCTTTAAATTCTGGCCAGCGTGAAGTTTTAACTAAACCAGAATTAGTCTTACATAAAGGGAACACTTACAAATTTAATATTACAGGCGGAACTGGAGTATTTTTTGGAATATCTACAGGACTGAATGAATATAGTAACGTTGCTTTATTTAACTCTGGCCAAGACGAAGTAGGCGTCGCTAAAGGTATAACAGAAAGCTACTTTTTCAGAGTCCCACAAGATGCACCTAAGTACTTGGCTTACAATGCGTTTAGTACAAGGACGCCTTCCATAGCTGGCCATGGTCTTAATAATATGGGAAATCTTATTAAGACTTCAGATGACGCAGTAAAGGTTGTGAGCGGTGTTCATTCTGGAATACATTGGGATAGTGGAAATATTCAGTATGTTACTATAGGCACGGGGTCCTCTGTCCCTAGTAGTGTAGACTTTTTATTCCATAGCGTAAAAGAAGGCGAAACACTTAAGATGTACATTCAGAATAAGCACACTTCTGAAATGAACTGCAACTTTGTATCAGGCAGCCCTAACCAAGTATTTACTCCCACTACAGCAAACGGCGATAACGCCTTCCCAACAGTGGGTGCTGGCAAAACTAATTTCTACGAGTTCACAAGAATACATACTGGTATATTTGTTCAGTATAATACAGGTTACATTTACTAATATATGTCTTACCGAAGATACGCAGGTGATAGGTTCGCAGGGCCGACTGGCGTACCAACTAGTTTTCCGTTGGACGTGGCAGACGGAGCTATACTTGTTACTTCTGGGGACAACAGCACTGATCAAGCTTTATATGTAAAAGTAACAGGTAATTGGCAGCAAGTTGTTCAAACTGGCGTGGTCATGCAGAACATGACTGGCGTTCTTGTTGCTAAAAGCGAAACAGGAATATTTCAAACTGTAATTAATACTGTCCATGAGACAGGCGTTACCCTAAACGCATCTACTGATTCTTTTGTTTTGACAGGGGTAGACAGTATTTATAATATAGATGGTTTAAATTCTGGAGATGTGGCTAATGCTCACAATCAGCAAATCCAATGTTACGTAGGTGGTGTTTTACAGATGCCTTTTAACTATAGTTTATCTAATGCTTTAGGCGGAACTGGTAACCCAACCGTGACTTTTAGTGAAAATTTATTTTCTGGGGTTAATGTTGATTTTGTTTATTCGTCGACAGCTTAGGTAAAATCAGTGTAATAGATTTTGGTATGAAAGCACTTTCAGGCAAAAAAACTTACTTTACCGCTGGTGCAGCGGTTTTGACGGCTCTCGGCGCATATTTCGCTGGAGAGGTAGATCTGCAGACAACTATATCTGCTCTTTTCGCATCGCTAATGGCTATTTTCCTTAGAAAAGGAATCACTTCCGAGGCTAAAAAGGCCGCGGCTCCAGCAGAAGAAAAGCCAGCAGAGTAATGTCTTGGCTCAAATCTATCTTAGCCATACTTGGTTCTCTATTCAAAGTAATAGATAAAAAAACTTTGTCATACGAGGAAAAAGTAGATAAGATAAATAGAGACAAGAAGGAACAAATAAAAGATGATTGGAAAGATACTCAAAACGAAATTGATCGTGCCTTTCGCGCTGCTAAGTCTCGCAACAGGATGCAAGACAGCA